ATAAAGAGTCTATGTTATGCGAAGAAGTAAAAGACTTAGTAGAAGAAATTAGAGAAAACTCTTTAGAAGATGAAGATGGTACTTGGGAAGAAGAAGATGTATCAGATGAGTTTGAAGAAGATTTTGAAGAAGATGAAGAAGATATTGACGAAGAAGACGATAAATTGTAAAAGGACTTATGGCTAAAGATATTAAATTATATAAAGGTAATTCAGAGATTGTTATTAATGAATCTAACCTTGAACATTATTTAAGACTAGGCTATAAGCAAGAAAAACAAACTAAACCAAAATCTAACAAGGATAAAAAGACATGGCAACACATCACGGAAAAGAAGGAGTTGTAACAGTTGGTGGAACAGCGGTTGGGGAACTAACTAGCTTTACACTTGAAACTACAGGAGATGTTGTAGAAGATACAGCTTTAACAGATGCTACTAAATCATTTGTAAGTGGTAGAACTTCATTCTCTGGTACTTTAGAAATGCACTTTGACGAAACAGATGCTCAGCAAGAAACTTTAACTGCTGGTTCTTCTATCTCATTTGTTTTATTACCAGAGGGTAATGATACAGGAGATGCAAGTTACACAGGAACAGGGATTGTTACAGGCATGAGTATTAACAACTCAATGGATGCAATCGTTTCAAGAAGTGTTACTTTTCAAGGAACAGGTGCTTTAACTGTAGGAACTGTATAATTCATAATTTATGAAATTAATAGATTCTGCTAAAAACCATTTTGAATCTTTAGGTGTTCAACATTTAGAGGTAGAAGAATGGAAAGATGAAGCTGGTAATCCAAGTGTAATATATTGGAATCCAATAACACTTTCTGAAAAAAATAAACTTTTTAAGAAATCAGATAATCTTAATGATGTAAGTATTCTTGCTGACATTCTAGTTATGAAAGCACTAGATAAAGAGGGTAATAAACTTTTTACATTAGAAGATAAACTTGCATTAATGCACAAAGTTGATTCTGATGTATTGTCTAGGATAGCAACTGAAATGGTTAAAGCTATCAATCCTGAAGAAGTAAAAAAAAACTAAATTCTGATCCTCAATTAAAGAATTGTTTTATTCTTGCCGATAGGTTAAAAATATCCTTAAAGGAAGTTTTACAAATGGAAGAATGGGAGTATAATCATTGGCTTGGTTATCTTCTGTTAGAACAAGAAGAACACCAAAAGGAAATGAATAAGGCAAGGCATAGATAATGGCACAAAATTTAGTATTAAATATTTTAGCAAAAGATAAAACTAAACAAGCCTTTAATGGTGTTCGTGCTGGATTAACAAATTTAAGAAGTGCAGTATTTTCAGTTCAATCAGCAATCATTGGTATTGGTGGTGGACTTGCAGTTAAATCAATTTTAAATGTTGGCTCTACTGTTGAACAATTAAGATTAAGATTTGCCTTTTTATTTAAAGGTGTAAAAGAGGGAGATAAAGCATTTCAAGGTTTAATTGACTTTGCATCTAAAGTTCCATTTTCATTAGAAGAAATACAAGCTGGTGCTGGTAACTTAGCAGTTGTTACTAAGAACGCAGAAGAATTAAATGAAATATTAAAACTTACAGGGAATGTTGCATCAGTAACAGGATTAGATTTTAGAACAACAGCAGAACAAATACAAAGATCATTCTCATCAGGTATTGGAAGTGCAGATTTATTTAGAGAAAGAGGTGTAAGAGCATTATTAGGATTTAAAGCTGGAGTTCAAGTTACAACAGAAGAAACAAAACAAAGATTTAGAGAATTATTTGGAGAGGGTGGAGAGTTTGAAAAAGCAACAGAAGTTCTATCAACTTCATTTACTGGAACATTATCAATGCTATCTGATAAACTATTTAAGTTTAGATTAGATACTGCACAAGCTGGATTTTTTGATTTTGTAAAACAAGGATTAGCAGAAGTTAATAAATTATTAGAAACAAATGAAAAAGTACTTGCTGATTTTGGTGCTAAATTATCTGCTGGTTTAATTGAAGCTACTAAACAAATTATAATAGGAAGTGCAGTTATTATAGAAGCAATAAAACCTGTTTTTTCTTTTGTTGGTAGATCATTATTAAATCTTTTTGATTTTTTAAGAAGTTTGCCTGATGGAGTTAGAACATTTGGTATTCTTGGTTTTTTAATGCTTGGTGGAAAAGGTAAAGCATTAGTTATTATTATTGGTGGATTTATTGATGAAATAAGATCAATGATGGCAGATTTCTTGATGGACTTTGCCGAATTCAATCAAAAAATTTTAGAAGTAAGAAAATCATTGTTTTTAGTTAGTGATGAAAACTTTACAAAAATACTAAATCAAAATAATCAATTAGTAGGTATAGCAACAAATCTTAAAAAACCTATTAAAGAATATAGACAAGAATTAGAATCATCTAATCATGGATTAGATACTACGATTGGAAAATTAAAACAATTTTTAGGAACTTTAGAAGCTAAGGCTTTAATCTCTGCTAAACAAGTAGAAGAAATTTTAAACAAATTAAAAGGTGCAACTGAAGAAAGTAAAAAAGTAGGATTAGAATTAGGAAAAGTCAAAGATAATATTTTAGAATCATTTAAAAAAGATTTTGAATCTATTAATGAAACAATATCAAATATTGCAACTGGTGGTCTTAAAGCATTTTCAAGAGGTTTGGCAGAATCTTTAATTCTTGGAAAAGATTTAAATATGACTATGAAAGAAATAGCACAAAAATTTTTAGTAGAAATTTTATCATTTACAATTCAGTTAGTTATTCAAGAATCAATTAGAAAAGTTTTATCTGACTCACAATTAACAACAGAAGAAAAAATAACAGCAGAAAAAAACAAACAAGTAAAAGCACAAGAAAATCAAAACAAAGCACAAGGTTTTGCTATGCTTATGTCAGGAAATCCATTAGGATTTTTGGGATTTATGGCAAAAGGTGGTGCTGTAGGAAAAAACCAACCATATATTGTAGGAGAAAACGGGCCTGAATTATTTGTACCCAACTCATCAGGTCAAATACAACAATCTGCTAGAGGAACAGATACAGGAACAACAAATATTAATTTTACTGTAAATGCAGTAGATGTTAAAGGAGTTGAAGAATTACTATTAGATAACAGATCAACTATTGTAAATGTAATAAATGGAGCATTAAACGATCAAGGCAAAGAAGCATTGGTCTAATATGAAAAGATATAAAATAACGCATAAAATAAATGCAGATTTTATTGCAGAAGTTATTGTTAATGAAAACGAAATTGATTCATCAATAAATGATCTTAAAGAATACAAGAAACCTAATAGTAAATTTGAATATACTATGTTAAAAGGTACAGAAAATGTAACCCAAACAACTTATGAAGAAGTTAATGAAGACAACAAAAAATAAAAGGTATAAATTATGAGTGGCACATATCCTACATCTCCCGTTTTTTCTTCATTAGGCTTTAATAGTACACAAGCAACTAAAATTACAACAACAGATAGTGGCAAGGTTTTTGCTACACAAATAGATGGTCAAAGGTTTAAATTTTCAGCATCATATCCACCAATGAGAAGAACAAATTTCTCTCCTGTTTATGCTTTTATAATGCAACAAAGATCACGAAAAGAAACATTCCAAATTACTTTGCCTGACCTAAGTAATGCAAAAGGAGATGTATCAGGAATTATAAGTACAAACGCAAGTGCAAACGCTGGTGCTACTTCAGTTGATATACAGAACATAACAGGAACAATTAAAGCTGGAGATTTTATAAAATTTAATGGTCATACAAAAGTTTATATGGTTGTATCTGACGCAACAGCCGATGGCAGTAATGAAGCAACATTGACTATAGAACCACCTTTAAGATCAAGTGTAGCTTCTGATGAAACTATATTATATGATAATGTGCCATTTACTGTTAGACTTGCAAATGATGTGCAAGAATTTTCAACAAGTCAAAATGATATTTATAAATTTGAAGTAGATTTTATAGAGGCTTTATAATGCCCAGAGGTTTATCTACAATACTCCAAACAGAAATTGCAAAGCAATCAATTAAGCCTATTGCATTAGTACAAATTAAATTTCCAACAACACAAAGATTTACAAATCATTATAAAGATATTGAGGTATCTGAAATATGGGATGATGCTTTAGGATTATGGGATGATAGAGCTGGTAATTGGGATTCAGGAATAAACTATTTAGCAAGTTCTCATTTATTAGGAATATCTGCAAAGTCAGAAAGTTCTACACTAAATGTAAATTCTTTTAACATAGAATTATCAGCAGTAGAAAGTACATTCACATCAATACTTCTTAATAATAATGTTTCTAATGATGAAGTAGCAGTAGATGTTGGCTTTATAAATGATAGCGAACAATTAATAGATGTATTTAATTATGCAAAAGGTTTTATAGACAATTTTAGCATAGATACTGATAGAGGAATTATAAATATAAACTGCACCTCTCATTTTGGAGATTTTAGTAGAGTTACAGGTCGTAAAACAAACGAGGGTAGTCATGGAAGATTTTTTGAAAACGATACTGATAGCTTTGAATTTAGTTCACAAACTATAAGAGATTTAAAGTGGGGTAGAGAGTAATGGGATTATTTAGTAAAATTTTTAAATTTATAGGAAACATTATTACTGATGTTATTAGCTGGATAATTCCTATTCCTGATGTTCCTGATATTGGCCAAAATGAATTTGAAAAAGGAATATTAGTAAATAAACAATCTAACAACGCATCTGTACCTGTAGTTTATGGAACAAGACTTTTAGGTGGCACAAGAACATTTATAGAAGTTGAGGGAGACACAAATCAATATCTATATATTTGTTTAGTATTATGTGAGGGAGAAGTTAGTAATATTTTAAAAGTTAAAGTTGATGATAGTGATGTTACCTTTGATGCAGATTTTCAACATGGTGTAACTGTAACATCAAATGACGATAGATTTGGAACAAACATTAAAGTACAAACATTCTTTGGCAAAGACGATCAAGTACAATCAACTTTATTAAATGAAGATACAAATTGGAATAGTAGCACTAATAGAAAATTAAAAGGCATTTGTTATCTTGCTGTTCGTTTAGAGTGGGATCAGGACAAGTTTTCTAGCATACCAAAAATCCAAGCAGAAGTAGAGGGTAAAAAAGTTCCTGTAATAAATTCTAATTTAACTATAACTGAAAATACATTTTCTGATAATCCTGTATTTTGTTTATTAGATTATTTAACAAATGACAAATATGGTAAAGGGATTAATTATGGAGATATTGATAGACAAAGTTTCTATGATGCATCAGTTGTAGCAGATCAAGAAGTAACTCCTTTTAGTGGTGCAAGTAACATTCCTCAATTTAGTTTGAATGTTGTTTTAGATACTGATAATAAAATATTAGATAATGTTAAATTTATTCTCAGAGGTATGAGAGGATTTCTACCTTATTCAGAGGGTTTATATAGATTAATAATAGAAACTACAGGCACATCAGTTTTATCATTAAGCAAAGATAATATTGTTGGTGGTGTTAAATTATTAAGTGAGAAAAAAAACTCTAAGTACAACAGAATTAATATTGATTATATATCGCCAGAAAAAAACTATGAGAAAGATACATTAGTATTTCCTGAAACAGACTCAGATCATCAAACACTAAAAACAGCAGATGGTGGTTTTTTACAAGAATTAAATCTAGACTTAAATATGATTACTAACCCTTATCAAGCATTACAGTTTGGTAAAGTAGTTTTAAATAGAAGTAGAAACCAATTAACTGTTGAGTGTACTGCAACCTATGAAGCTATGAATTTATCAGTAGGAGATATTGTAGATTTAACAGATGATATATTAGGCATGAGTGCTAAGCCTTTTAGAGTAATTGGTTTATCTATTAATTTTGATTATACTGTTCAATTATCTTTAGTAGAGCATCAAGATTCATGGTACATCTTTGATGAAAAACAACAAGTTGCTGTTGTGCCTGATACTAATTTGCCTAATCCATTTAGCGTAAGACCACCAGCAAGTATAAGTATTAGTGATGAATTAATTGCCTATAATGATGGTACAGTTATCGTTGCATTAAATATAGCTATAACACCCTCTACTGATAATTTTGTTTATGAGTATCAAGTAGAATATAAAAAATCTAGTGAAACAGATTATAAAGTTCATGCAAAAGGTTCTATATTAAATCAAAGAGTTTTAAACGTAATTGACCAACAAACTTATGATGTGAGAGTTAAAGCGATTAATAGTTTAGGAGTATCTTCTGCTTATGTAACAGAAACAAATTATTTAGTTGTAGGTCAAGTTGCTGACCCATCTGATGTAGATGAATTTGCTGTAAATATAATTGGTAAAGAGGCTCACTTATCATGGGAGCAAATACCTGATCTTGACCTTGCATATTATCAAATCAGATACTCAACACTTTTAACAGGTGCTACTTGGCAAAACTCAGTATCATTAGTAGAAAAAGTATCAAGACCAGCAACTTCAATTTCAGTTCCAGCACTTAAAGGAACTTATCTTATTAAAGCATTTGATAAATTAGGTAATGCTAGTGTTAATGCTTCATCCATTAATACGAATATCGCACAGATTGGAAACTTTAATGCAGTAGTCACACAAACAGAAGACCCAACATTTAGTGGAACAAAAACTAATTGTAGTGTTGTTGATGGAACTTTAAAATTAGATAGCGTGGCATCAGATGGTATTTATGAATTTAGTTCTGTTATTGATTTAGGCGGAATATTTACAAGTAGAGTTACAGCAGTATTAGAACAATTTTCTGCTGACCCTAGTGATTTATTTGATGCTGGTAGAGGATACACAAATTTTGAAGATGTACCTACTAATATATTATTTGATGGTGCAATTCCTCAAGGTTCAAAAGCTGTATTACAAATAGCAATATCAGACGACAATGTAACATACACAGCATTTAAAAACTTTGTCATAGGAGATTACACAGCACGTTATTATAAATTTAAGTTAATATTATCCTCAAGAGATGCTAGTTCAATTCCTGTTGTATCAGGTTGTGAAGTAGTAGTTGATATGGAAGACAGAGTAATTAGTGGAGATGATATATCAAGTGGAACAAGTACAAAATCTATTACATTTACTAGCCCTTTTAAATCTACTACTTATGCTATTGGAATATCGGCTCAAGACCTAACTTCAGGAGACTTTTATGAAATAACAAACAAAACATCATCTGGTTTTGATATTGCTTTTAAAAATAGTAGTAGTACAATCATAGATAAGACATTTGACTTTATTGCGAAGGGATACTAAAAGAACCTATGGCTCAACACGATTACACGATAGAAAACCAAACATTTGTATCATACAGAAATGACCACAATAACAGTTTAGAAGCAATTAGAACAAAAAATAGTGGTGCTTCTGAACCTAGTAATATTGAATCTTATCAATGGTGGTATGATTCAACAAATGATATTTTAAAAATAAGAAATGCTGATAATGATGCTTGGATTAACTTTGCCTCATTTGACCAAGCTAATGATAATTTCTCATTAACAGTACAAGATTTAACAGTTAATGGAACAGGGGTTATTCCATCAGGAACTAAGATGTTATTTCAACAAACCTCTGCACCTACAGGATTTACTAAATTAACAACACATAATAACAAAGCATTAAGAGTAGTAAGTGGAACAGCATCTACAGGTGGAACTAACTCTTTCACAAATGCTTTTAATTCTTCAAAAACTGTAAGTGGTACAACAGGAACATCATCAGTTACTATTTCAGGAACTACTGCTTCTCATACTTTAACAGTAGATCAAATACCATCACACACTCACACACATCCAGGTTGGCAAATGTCAGAGGGTATTAGACACCAAGATGGAACAGATTATATTCCACAAAGAGGAGATCAAGGTGGTGCTAGTGGAACTTATACTTTCTCAAGTACAGGGGGAAGTTCAGGTCACACTCACAATATTAGCGTTACATCAGGAAGCCACTCACATTCATTTAGTGATAGTTTTAATTTAGACGTACAATATGTAGATTTAATTATAGCACAAAAAGATTAATGAAATTAGAAATTAAAGATAATTGTCCGTTAAACAATTTTAAA